GCGAGATGGAGCAAACGTGTGAGCTACCGGAGTGGTGGCCCCGTCGTTGATCACAATATTAGATACTTGTGCCATTTTGTTTCCTTAACGGATAGTCCGTTGAAGTAAGGACGCAACTGTTGTTAGTTGGCCCGTATTTAAGTTACCACCAACCGCAGGTGCGACCGGTAGGCCAGTTGAGACGCGTCTCGTATAATTCTCGCGTATCCATTCCACGGTGTGGTTTGGGTCGTTTGCGAATCGAACGTCGCGCGTTTTTGTGCTGGTCCACCGCGTCACCGAACTCAACCCGAGGGTAGAATCCATATACGATAGGTAGGACCCAATCGGCAAAAACCAATCCACAATGAACGACAGGGGAACAAGTTCCCAAGCCGCCAGAACCGGGTTGGTCAAGCCGAGTTGTTGCAGTGATCTAAGCTCAGGACTGCGGACATAACCGATCACCCCAGCTCGATACCAAGAGCCGTAGGGACCGATTTGCTTCCGAGCACTTGCTGTGACCACTTCCCCAGCCTGCATCTTGCTGTGATACGCTTCGACAGCTCCGTAGCAATCGTTGATGATCGGTTTGATCCCGAACTGATACTCTAACCAAGAATTGGAAAGAAGATCAACTGGGTTCCGATACATGTCCCGATTACGGCGAAGGCGCTTAGACGCATTCTGACTTAGTTCAGATTTGAACAGCTTTGATGCACCAACGAAATCACCTCGACGAATCATCCGGAGACCCCGAAGAAGAAGACCCGCTCGTTGCGCTATGTAAGCCACAGTTTCGCGACCCTCACCTAGGGTTACCAAAGTGTTAAGGTGCCCATTGGCAAGTTTTCCCTCCGCACGCAACAGCAGAGCATTGAGCTCAGCGCTATGATTACGCACGGAGGAAACCGTCGTAGTGCCATACCTCGTACCTAACGTCTCGTAGTAACGATTCGTTTGTTCATCCTTTCCAGTAGTATAGGAATGGAGGGTATTGAAGTACCACTCGCTGGACGACGTTATGCCGGTAACGGTAGGAAACGAAGGTTTCGGCCTGGATTGAACCCCAGCCCATTCCCTT